TCATTCCTTAAGTACCCAATCACTGCTCTCGCTCAACCCGTGCACAACTTGATTCCTCAAACGACTTGCAACATGCAAAAGCTCAGAGTCAGTGAAACTTTTACTGAGAGATCTTATCCACGCAGAAAAACCGTTCTTAGGATTTGGGGAGCTAAAGCTTCTATCGGGATAAATCTCCATCAATATACCTTCAAACATCACAAATGCTTGCCTTGCTGTCATATTGCATTCACGAATCAGCAGGTCATAAACTTTCGCATCAACGCCATATTCATTTGAATGAATGCTCACTCGATTTTGCGGGTGATTATCACGGGAAAGAAAACCGCTCTTTAAGGTTTTCTCATAATCTGAGACAGCCTTCTTAACCCCCATATCACGCAGATCATAGAATAGATCTTCTACATCCTCGCGATGAAAACCAGCTGCAGCAAGAAGCATATAGAGACGCCTTACATTATTGCTCATGGCAGCCACCCTAGAGGAACTTTAATCTCATTTACAATATTGGTCATATTCCTCTTTAACGCATTCACATGTGCAACCTTTTTATCAGTAGCACATCCAACCTTACCTTCCTTAGCTCCAAGCAAAGTCGAAGACCTAAGAATTGTAGGCAATGTCAGAGGACCAAACTTAGAATTAGCACGCAGTGCTCTTTCGAACTCATTCTCGGCACTTTTCCCAGGCCCGCCATTGATCAATACTATCTGCTTAGGTTTTTTCACAATGACTGGAAGTCCATTCACAAACTCATCCAATAGCTCTAGCCCCAAAACAGAATACCTGTCTGATCTTACAGGCGTTAGAAGGTGCGTAGATGCATTAATAGCGCAGACAGTCATGAATGAGCTACTTGGATTACAATCAATCACAACTAAATCATACTGCGCCCTAGCTTTATCAATGAAATCATTAAAACGTTTTTGTACTGGCTGCAAAGTTTTCGAGTCATCTACCAGGGTATACTTTATCATTCGAAAATCCCCTGGTATTAATCCCAAAGCAGTCTTACCTGTCGCAGTCCAGTAAAACAATTGCTCCTTCACGTCATCAACTTCAGGCGGAGGGCCTAGATTTTTTGCAACCTTGAACATTGAAGGTGTTGATGGTGGCTCCATAACTGAAAAAACAGTTTTATTTTTTTCCCTAAATGACTTATATCTAGCTTGCGTCATTAATGTTTGGGTTAAATTAAACTGTGGATCGAAGTCCAAAAGAAGTATCGACTTACCCGTCACACTCATCATATGCCTAAAAAGATGAGCACTTATTGTTGTTTTTCCTACGCCGCCTTTCATATTGAGCACCGATATCACAGGTGCAAGCGTTGATTTATCTTGGCTCATAGTTACCGTCCTTAGCTAAAATCGGCAGTCAAACCTACGATTGTTTGTTTCAATCCTATTCAACACAAGCTTATCTTAATCTGGAAAACCAACGCTTACCCACTTCAGCCGTGATGGTTATCCCGCGCTCTGATTTGGCAATTTTCTGTTTGCTTCGTCGTACTCTGGGCTAGTTTGACCTTGAGCAGGCATCGTTTCGCCGGTCATTAGCCACCATCTGTACTGCACGTACATTTTTCCGAGCTGTTCAATCTCTTCTGGACCAAGTCGTGCTTTGCCTCTTTTGATGTTCTGCCACCGCACATAGTCCTTGCTTCCTACAGGTGCCAGCTCTTTCAGGCTGGTGCTGCTCAGCAATTGAAGTGCTCTATCGGCCATCCCGTCTGCCATTGAAAAATGCCATTGATGTTCTATATACATTATTGGGACCTCGTGTATTATATACATTGTGTACATTCAACACGAAGCAAGTTCAATTTCCCAATATTGACACGAATAGGCACGGAACGACATGGGACTAGAAGAGCTGGACGCCAACAAGCTGATAGGCCCGCAACAGGACGTTGAAACCATCGAAACCTGGGCGGATCGCAACGGCATCACCTACGACACTGCCCGCTCCTGGGCCATGCGTGGTGTGCTGCCCACCGTGAAGCTCGGCAAACGCCGCATGGTCAACAGCGCCATGCTCCGCCATTGGCTGCTTGAGCAGGAGTGGACGGCATGAGTCGCACAGATCCGCAATTCAAGCTCCGTATGCCCCCTGCCCTTCGCGCCCTGGTAGAGCAAGCCGCCAAAGCTTCGCGCCGCTCCCTGAACGCCGAACTCGTCCACCGCCTGGAATCTTCGTTCGCCCAGGCTCAGCAAGGGGACCGGAGGCCATGACGCATGCACAAGTACCTGCACCGTCCGCACGCGCCGGGCTGCGACTGCTCTGTCTGCTATGTCAAAAGACTGGGGCCTATCAGCCTGTCGCCACGCTGCGCCCAATGCCGCCTCGTTCGCTGTTTTCCGGTCGTTGGCCAAATGCGGCTGGTGAACGGGCACTGGCTGCACGTGAGCAGTACCTACCGCTGGGTCTCGGGCTTTACCTGTCCCCAGCACTCGCCAACCCCGCGCCCGCCTCGGTACTGGTACATGGTGGAAAACATCGGCAAGCCAACGCCCTACGTCCCGCGCTGGGATCTATTCGAGTTGGAGTCTGAGCCATGCACGACCTGACCGGATTCATGCCTGTAGGCGAGTGCTTTTACTGCGGCCAAACCCTGGTGGTGAGTTGCCAGGGCTTCAACGTGGCGGACATCCCGGACGTCATCGTTTGCCGCGACTGCCAGGACATCAACGAAGGTCGCCTCGCTGACCTTGAAGGGGAGACCGAGTAATGCCCGGCATCGTCCTGACCGTCGCCCAGGCCGCTGAGCTGCTGCCGTTGGCCAGCCAGCAGTTGGGTCGCATCCAGCACCAACAGGACGCTGCCAATGAGAAGGGCATCCCGGAAAACTGGGGTTTGGATGAATGGCAGGAAATCGTAGAAGCCCTGCAAGGCCCAATCGTTCATGGGGTGGTTTATGTCGCCTGAGCTGTTCGTTGTGATCACGTACTGCCTGTTGGTCATCTGCTTCGTGACCCTCGGCCTGTTGTTCGCCTTCCTGCTGCTGCGTCGTGAGTTTTGCCCGCGCCGTGGTGGGCAACCGAATCAATCGCCTCCGGCGTCCGTGACTGGCCAACGCGACCACCCGGCCAGCTCACCGCGCGCACCGCCAGTCGCGGGCGACGGTGGCGAAATGGGATGACAAGGGCAAGGCCCTTGGTGTGAATGAACGATCAGGCACCGCCTGACCCGGCTTTAACCCCCGGTAGACCGATAAGCACCTGCAGGTTTTGAACTTCGAAGTTCACCTGCACGGACTCGCTCGGCCTGCTGAAAGGCAAAACCGCGCAATAACGCGCAACTGAAAAGAGGAAACACTCAATGGCACGTTCGACTATGGAAGTTGCATTCCTGGGCACTCAGATGACTCAGGTCGATGACACCAAATACGCCAAGGTCTTTTACGGCGACGAACCGGACGGCAAGACCGAGCACGGCCTCTCCATCATCGGCATGGCCATCGCTGAAGACGCCGCCGACGAAGTGTTCATGGCCGGCGCTCAGTTTGAGCCCCTGCAACTGGTGCGCATCACCTTCGACGTGGCCCGCGGCGGCCAGAACAAGGGCAAGAACCTCGCCCTGCATATCGAAGCCGTGGACAACAAAGCCCGCACCACTGCGAGCCCGGCACCTGCTGCCAACACCGGCAAGCCTGCCGACCCGGCCAAAGCCTAACCCTGACCGCCTGGAGCTCACTGCATGGGAATCGACGCCTATCTGGCCAACGTCACCCTCGGTGATCTCTGGGCCCTGCAGTTCATTCAAGGCGTGGTGATGATCGCCGCCCTTGGCCTTATCCACGGGCACCAGAGGTAACGGTTTATGGCTTTCACCTGGGGGCAGTACCTCGTTATCGCTGGGCTCTTTGTGGGTGCTCTCGGGATTGGCGTGTCCTGGGGGGCCTTCCGGCTGGGCTGGAAGGAAATCGTCGACGCTTCAACCAACTGAGGAAACAACTCATGTACCAAAGCAAAAAAGAAGCTGCCATTCGTGGCAGCCAGCTCGTACAGAACGAGGCCAGTGTCGGTAAAGCACTGGGCGGCAAATCGCTCGCTCTGATCACTGCCGGTGCGGCCTCGCTGACTGCCGGTTCCGCCAATGCTGCAATCACCGTCCCGCCTGAGCTGCTCGAAGTCTTCACCGATCTGGCACTCGCGTTCGGCACCCTGATGGCGGCTGGTGCCGTGCTGTTCGGCGTCATCCGTGGTGGTGTGGCCCTGTTCAAGATCGCCGGTCGCGTGTTCAGCGCTGCGGGCGCCTAAACAGGGTTGGGGGTCGACTGATGCGTACGGCTTTCGGCCTCCGCCTGCTACTTGCTCTCACCCTTATGGGGTGGGGGCAGTTTGTTTTTGCTGAGGACTATCACTGGACTCATTCTGCCTCTACACAGCGATTCTCAAGCGCTCTATCTGCCGCTAACGATTTTGTGCGCATGTATAAGCAGTCAGCATCTGTCGGTGAGGTAGATCATGCTTTAGGTGCTATTCGCTGGCAGTCCGATACTGAAATGCAATTTTGTGTCTCTTATCGGTACGAAGGTAATCCCAATCCCCAAAACTCTTGCTGGTCGTCGGCTTATCGCTTTGGCGACTCTTGTCCTACTCCCCAGCACACCTACAACGCTCAAACCGGCGAGTGTGAAACGCCTCCCGTTAATTGCGAGCCACTCACAGGGCAACGCTTCAGCTTCTTTGCCAACGTTCCTAACGGTGGCACCAGTCTTCCCGGTGAGTACATCTGCCAACAGGGCTGCCGCGCTGCTTGGTCTGGCGAGTGCGGCACCAACGATCAAGGCATCTCCGCTTGCTGGGGCCTTGCTACCTACAACGGGCAGGTATGCCTGAGCGGCGACACGCCCTCCGGCCTCGGCAATCCGCCGACTGACCCCACCGACCCGACCACCCCGCCAACCGATCCCACTGATCCGACCGAGCCGCCAGATCCTACCGATCCGCCTCCGGTCTGCGGCCCTGGTCATACATGGTCGGGTACAACTTGCGTAAAAGACCCGCCCAAGCAATGCGACCCGTCTACCGGCGAGGTCTGCCCGCCAACCGATCCTACTGATCCAACAGACCCCACCGATCCGACCGATCCCAATAACCCCGGCGACGACGGCAACGGCCCTGGTGATGGCGACGGAGAACCCGGCACGCCCGGTGGTGATGGTGACGGCGACCAAGAAAAGCTCGGCCCGAAAATCGACAAGACCAACAGCCTGCTGGACGGCATCAGCAAGGCCCTGGGCAACCTGGGCGATGCCTTCAAAGAGTTTGCTGAAGATGCCCTGGGCGAAAAGTACGACGGCGAAGGTGACGGCGACGACAAGAGCATCGGCGATGCGGCTGCAGGGCTGGCCGGCAATCTGGCTGGTGCCTTCGGCCAGGGCATGACTGACACGCTCGCGGCTCAGGAAGCCTCTGATATCGCCACCCTGGCGGACATCTCCAACATCGTTAACAACGAGTGGTTTGGCCCCGGCACCGCTGCCTATAAGGCCATCTACATCATCGACGGCGTATTACCCCGTAGCACGTCGTGTTCGCCCTTCGACGTGAAGATCGATGCCGGAAAGCTGCACACCAACCTGCGCCTCGACGCCTGCGAGCTGAGCCGTATCAAGCCATTGCTCGAGTGGATTATCTGGATGCTGACCCTTATCGGGGTGTGGCGCATCGCCTATGCCGGTCTGCGGCTGGAAAACGCTAAAGCTGAGAAAGGAGGCTTCTGATGTTCGGGCTCCGCTGGATTGCCGGTTGGCTGGGAAAGTTCTTCCCCAACCTGTTCAAGCGCCTCAACGGCTGGCTGCTGGCGTTTATTACGCCGCTGATCACACCGTTTTTTGAGTTCATTACCAAGTTCTTTCGCAAGGTGGCCTTGTTCATCGCGATCCTTGGCGCAATCGGCGTTCTCTTGATGGCATTCGCTGCGGCCATCAACGGCATTGCCGGTGGGCTGGTAAATGCCATGGCGCCCGACCTGATCAGTTTTGGGCGCATGTTTCTGCCTTCCAACCTCAGCGCGGGCATCACCATTTTGCTGTTCGCCCGGCTGCAGTCGCTGATCTTCATGTGGGCCCACCGGCTCACCGAAAAGTTTATCCACACCTGAGGATCGCCCGTGGCCGTCTATATCGTTACCGGCAAGCTGGGTGCTGGCAAAACCCTGCTGTGCATTCTCAAAATTCTGGAATACCTCAAGGCCCGCCGCCGCGTCGCCGTCAACGTCGATGTGAGGATGGACAAGCTGTGCCGGGGCGATAACAAGTACTCGCGTCTTGTCCGCCTGCCTGACCTGCCATCCGCTGAAGATCTGGTCGGCCTGGGCTTCGGCCATGAAACCTACGACGAGGAAAAATTCGGCGGGATCTTCCTCGACGAAGCCGGCGTGTGGCTCAACTCCCGCGACTGGAATTCCGGTGGCCGTACCGACCTGCTGAAGTTCTTTCTGTTCCTGCGTAAACGCCGCTGGGATCTGTGGCTGTGCGTGCAAAACGTCAACGTCATCGATAAGCAGATCCGCGAATCCATCGCTGAACACGTGGTGTACATCAACCGCTGGGACAAGCTGAAGATTCCCTTCGTGTTCCGCCTGCCGCTGCGTGTGCTGAGCTTTGGCATGTGGAAAGGCAACCTGCCAAAGCTGCATCAAGCCATCGTGAAATACGGCGCCAAGTTCAACTCACCCAAGGTGGAAGACTGGTTCTATCAGGGCAAAGAGTTCTACAGCTATTACGACACCACCCAGGAATACAACAAGGACTACGACAAAGGCTCGTACTCCATGCTCCCGCCCGGCTACTGGCGTCGCCGCCCTCCTGCATCACCTCGCGACCTGGGGTTTCTCATGCGCACTACCAAAATCTTCTTCCGCCGCACTCGGGTGGTGAACGCCTTTTTCCTGGGCGGCCTGATCACCCTGTTTGTCTCGCTGCCGGTGTTCGCCGCCATTGCCTGGATCCGCTACCCAAGCGCGCCCGTACAGGCACAAGCCGCTGAGCCTGAGCACAAGAAAGCCACCCTTGAAGACGAGTTCGCCGGCCTGCGCATTGCCTCCTATGGACTCATGTCCGGGCAGGCCCGCTACGTGTTCGTTGATCCCAACGGCAAGCGCATTCGCTCCGAGGATCTGCTGTCCCGCGCAATCACCATCGATCCACGGGGGCCGCGAGAAGTGCGGTTGCTGCGTGGCACTGACTCTCTAACCGTCTACAGGTAATAGGCCATGAAACGTTGCTGGCTCTCCCTGGCACTGCTGCCGCTCGCACTCACTTCAACCCTGGCCCGCGCTGCAGTGGACAAGATCGAACTCTACGACTCCACCCTGCAGGACTTCGTGGAGTGGGCCGCCGTGATGCTGAATAAATCGGTGGTGGTCGGCTCTGATATCCGCTCCGCGCCGATCTCCATCTTCGCCACCTTCGATGGCCCCCAGGAACTCGAACAGCTACTGGAAAACGCCGTCCTGTCCTCGGGCTTTCACTACTCCAAAAGCCCCAACGCCATCCGCATCAGCGCGCAGCCGATTCAGGAATCACCCGTCCTGGTCACTGAGGTGATTCAGCTCCAGCACCTGCAGTCCGACTTTGCCGAACAGTCCGTGCGCGATGTGCTGGCCTCCCGCGCTGACCGCACCAATGAGGCCAGCACAACCGGCCAGGTGCTCGTCACGCCGTCGCCGACCTCGAACGCCCTGATCGTCACCGCCACGCGCCCCCAGCTCGACGCCATCAAAGAGGTGGTAACCGAAATAGACCGACCGCGGCGACAGGTGCAGATCACCGCGGTGGTGGCTGAACTCTCCGACAACGACTTCGAAGCCCTGGGGCTCAATGCCGCTGCCGGCTCCAACCGCCTCGATCTGTCGGGCCGCACCATCCGATCTTCGGATCGCTCCGACCTGGGCTTCAGCCTCACATTCTCTGGGCCGACCATCTCGGCCTTCCTGCAAGCGGTGCGCTCCAGCTCCACCAGCAACCTGTTATCCACGCCCCAGCTTCTGACCCTCAACCGTGAGCCCGCCTCCATCGTCGTCGGCCAGAACGTCCCATTCATCACCGGCCAGACCACCAGCGGCTCCACACCCGCATCAGATCCGTTTCAGACCATCGTGCGCCAGGATGTGGGTGTCACCCTGCAGGTCACGCCCTTCATCACGCCATCCAACGCGATAGAGCTGCAGGTCAGTCAGTCGGCCTCTAGCGTCTCGGACGACAACACCGCCGCCGACATCATCACCAACACACGCCGCATCATCACGCGGGTACAGCTCAAGGATGGCCAGGGGGTTCTCCTGGGTGGGCTGCGATCGACGCAGACCGATCGCTCTACCAGCTCGGTGCCCATCCTGGGCGATATCCCCTACCTGGGGCGCGCCTTCCGCCACGAATCCAACCGCGTACGCACCACCAACCTTGTGGTGCTCATAACCGCCCGTATACAGGCCCTGAACCAC